TTAATAGCGCACTAGAGACACTCAATATCTTTGAAGAGTTTAATAAGGAATAACTATGGTAATTAAACCAAAAGCTTCACTCGATCAACTCAACAACCTCCACGGTATGGTAGCTCAAGAACTAGCTTCTAATATCGGCGACCCTAAGATGTTAGCGCATGCTATCAAGTTCCTAAAGGATAATGATATCACAGCGGACATCGTAGAGTCGGAGTCAATGATGAGCTTAACTGATTCAATTAAACGTATTGCCCAGGAATCTAAGGATACCTCTGGGTTTAGTGTAGAGCAAATGCTCTTACAGGCTCATTAGAGTACCATAGAGAGGTCTTTACCAGTCCACCTACCCAACTATATACCTGAGAGGGTGTTAAGGGCGTGGTGGGCTACCTAAAGAGTTCTTATTAAAGGAGAGATATGACAGAACATGAAACTAAGCAAATAATCCAGGACTTTAAGGTTTTCTTAAAGCATACCTGGCAGCACTTACGACTACCCAATCCAACCCGTATGCAGTATATGATTGCTGATTATCTACAGGAAGGACATACCCGTTCACAGTTAGAAGCGTTACGTGGTATAGGCAAGACTTGGATAACAGGGGCTTACGTAGCCTGGAGATTATTACGTGACCCTAACGAGAAGATACTTATTGTCTCACAGTCAGGTGCTCACTCAGATAACATCTCCATCTTCATCCGCAGCTTGATTGATACAATGGAAATACTAGCTCATCTACAGCCTCGACCTGACCAACGTGGTTCAGTTGTTGCCTTTGATGTTAATGGTTGTGGTATATCCGTACAGCCTTCAGTTAAGGCATTAGGTATTACCTCACAGCTACAGGGTAACCGTGCAAGCTTACTGATATCAGATGATGTCGAAGGGGCGCAGAATAGTGCTACCGAGAAGCGTAGACAAGACTTACTTAAACAGATAGCTGAGTACGAGGCTATCCTACAGACAACTGACGGAGCACAAATCCTTGTACTAGGTACTCCTCAGACCTCTGAGTCTATTTATAACAGACTGAGAGATAAAGGCTATGTTACCCGTGTGTATCCAGCACGTTACCCAGAGGATATTAATAGCTATGCAGGGTGTCTTGCAGAATATATTACAGAAGACCTAGCTAACAACCCCTCACTAGTTAATACCCCAATAGATAGTAGATTTACTGAAGAAGACCTCTATCGAAGAGAATTAAGTTATGGACGTAGTGGTTTTAAGCTACAGTTTATGCTCGATACTACGTTGAGTGATGCTGAGAAGTATCCTCTAAAGACTCGAGATTTGCTCGTCACGGACTTATCTCCTTCACAAGCCCCTACTAGACTACTTTGGAGTTCTATGGGCACACAGACCATCTCAGAGATTCCTAACGTAGGGTTTACAGGGGATACAATGCAACGCCCTTCGCTCCAGGAGGAGTTTAGTAAGTATGAAGGCTCTGTACTCGCTATTGACCCTAGTGGTCGTGGTAAGGATGAGATGGGGTGGGCAGTAGTCAACCACCTCCACGGTACTGTATTTATCCCAGGGTTTGGTGGCCTCCAAGGAGGATACGAAGAAGCAAACCTTATCCAACTAGCTGAGATAGCTAAGGAGTATGCTGTTAATAAGATAGTTATTGAGAGTAACTTTGGTAGACATAATTGCCTAAGTATAAACAGGGATTTAATTCGGTGAAACTCCAGAACGGACAATACCGAGCGAAGCCTCTAACGAGGAACGTGTAACGACTATTTCGAAAGGAAGTACACTCAAGCGAGTGGAAACAGTCCCCAACGAGTGTGACAACAAGATGGGAAGTACAATGAGTAACAAACAGTACCATGTAGTATACAAGACTACAAACACAATAAACAACAAGATATACATAGGACTCCATTCAACCAATAAAGTAGATGATAACTACTTAGGGAGTGGATGGGTTCTTAAAGATGCAATAAAGAAGTATGGTAGGGATAAGTTCACTAAGGACGTACTCTATGTATACAGTACCAGGAAAGAAGCTAGGCAGACAGAAGCATTGATAGTCGATGAAGAGTTCTGTTTACGAAAGGATACTTACAACTTAGCGGTTGGAGGTATGGGTGTAGAAGACCAGACAGGTAGTAACAACCACCGCTTCGGTAAGAAAGCACTTAATGCAAAGAAAGTAATGGCAGTACACAAAGATGGAAGAGTAGTAATAGCAGAGAGCATCAGGGAACTGAGTGATTCAATAGGAATTGCTAGAGGAAACATTAGAAACTTAATCAACAAAAACATCCGAGGTAAACTTGGTTGGAATGTCACACTCGTTGAAGATATAGTCTAATCTGTATAGGAATATGCAGCAGTTCACAATGAACGGGGTAAGGGTTCGCGTCCTTACTCGAATATAATGGATGGGATGTTCAGTTCCTTGCTGAGTCCTGTACTTAACGCTATCTACCCTTGTGCTATTGAAGAGATACGTAACCATATCCAGAAGGAACGTAGGATTATAGATACCCTTGAGCCGTTAATGAACCAACATAGATTGGTAATTGATTACTCTGCTATCCAGAAGGATATTACATTCGGCTTAAGTGAGCCTAAGAACCTATATTACTCCTTGATGTACCAGATGACTCACCTTACCCAGGATAGAGGTTCATTGGTACATGATGATAGACTAGATACCGTTACCCTTGGTGTCCAGTATTGGAACGAGTATGGTATCCTTAAGCAAGATAGTGAATTAGCTCTAGGGCAATACAAGAAGAAACAGACTCTTGATGAACTGAAGAGACGAGGTAATATATTTCGTAGTCAGCAGCTAGGTAATGGTAAGTCTAAGAGTAACTCCTTGAGTCGCTTAAAGGCCTTCGGTTAGTTACTGATAATTACTATGTTTTATTACTAAAAGTGGTGGTTGTAGTGGTAGGCTACAGCCCGCTATGAGTCTCACTTTCGTTAAAACGACACTAGTAGGTAAGAAAAAAGAACCTTTTAGCTACCTAAGAGTAAACTAAGAGTAAACCTTATCGCTACCTAAAGCTTAGCTTAAATAGCTACTAGGTTCTTTAGGTTCGATATCGGTACTTAAAGATAGTTATTTAGTTTCCTATCGGTATACTTTAAGCCTGCGTTTAGTTTCATATCGACTCTTTAATCGAGGTTTGATATGGAGGCTAAACGATACTATTAGTCTAACCACTACAGCTACCACCTCAACTACCTTACTAATCTATTCACTATCAGCTACAAGTAACTACCTGTAACTATAAGTGACCCTCCCGTACTACCACAAAGAAACCATAAAAATACTTAAAAAATGTCAGTGGGTATCACATAAAGAACCCGCGCGCCTGCCCCCCCGTACCCGCCCGCCTACCCACACGCACACCCACATGCGCCCGCGTAATAAAACTCCTTCAAGCCTACCTTATGCACCATCAAGCCTCCTTATGCACCATCAAGCTAATGCTAATGATTCTCATCTAGTATACCCTTTGCCTCTTACCGCGAATTAACGCACCAATATGATGCATTGCACCAACATGAAGCATACTCTAGCTATCCCTTTGCCTCTTACCGCGAATTAACGCCTCACACGTCCTCACAGCCTCACCACGCTACACAAAGCTAAAACCCTAGCATATCCCTAGCTATCCTCAGAAGTCCTTAAATTGCCTCTAAATATACTCTTATAACGCACGCGTGTATACGCGCCCACCTGTTTCCATTACACGGCCACTGCTATATTCTTTTAAGTTTATTTGTAATTAGCTCTTGACAATATTCTAATAGTTGATATACTAGCACCCAACAAGCAAGCAACCAACCGCTTCTTTAACTCTTTAACAATTAGTTTAGTATTTATTTCAGTTACCCCTTGACAAACTATCAGTTACTCGGTAAACTGGTTGCAAGTCGGGAAGAAAGCCAAGCAGTCATTGATAAAGACGTTAAAACACTCGAAGCCTTCTTCTACTTCTTTATGTATACAGCCAAACGGCTTGAAGATAAAGATTGACACGCACCAAACTTTATGAGATACTAGACACAAGTTAAACAACAAGAGAGACTATAATGACTAAACGAGAATTATATAAAACTGAATTATGGGCTGATATTGTAAGTATTCAAAACAGATTCTACTGTGATAGCGATATCATCACAATTACGGGTTTTATGAGTGTTGAAGAAACAATTAAAATGATACAAGACTATAAACAACTACATAACATATAAATAAGACGGGGTGTAAAAACCCCCACAAAATAAAACTTGACAACTACATCACCTAGTAATATACTGAGGTTAATTTAAACGAACCTTAAACAACATGAGAGACTATAATGACTAACCTAACTAATAAGTATATCGGAATGATTGAAGATAAGGATGGGGATGTGGTGTATATATCCTTACTTGAAGGCAACCTTGTTGGAGGCTTCGGTACTAACCACGGCCACAGCCACCAATACGTAATGGAATATGATAGTATCTTTAGCTTAGATGAAAACTTACAGGAATTCGTTGAGTATATTGAAGGGGAAATATAATGGAACAACTGATAGAGATAACCCACGAAGCATTT